ACACGAGCTGGTGTAATAAATACTAATCAAAGAATATTAGATAAAACCGAACCTAATTTTATAGGAATAAAACAGTATCTAACAGATTTAACTCAATTTAGAAGACCCTTTTAATATTTATTAATAAAATAATTTTAAATTATGAGCATTAAATTAAAAACAATCCTTGATCAAATTTTAACAGAAGCTGAAGGGGATAAACTTTACTCAAAAGAAGAAGTAATAGATTATATTAAAAACAATCCACCTGTAAAATACTATAAAATTGGAATAGGTCAAGGTGTATCAAGAAATTTAAAAGACGATGCTGAAGCAGCAATTGAATTAGTAAATAAATCTGGAATAGATAAATATAAGCTAAGCAGATACGGACAAGTCATTCAATTTAGTGTTCCATTTGATGAAAAACATGGTGACTTAGTAAGATCAATGGGTCCTTTAGATGAAGACATTCGTTTTGATTTTCAAAACACTAAAGGCGGAGGAGGTAGAAGATTTATCCCTAACCAAGGAATAATCCCTTCATCTATGTTTAATGATAAAGACTTTATGTTAAGCAATGATGGTACTAAACTTTACATGGATCCACTTTTAGTTAATGCTATTGTAAACAGCAAAACTTTAACTAATAGAGCAGCTAAAGTTCGATACATGGAATTTAAAGAAAAAATGGGCCCTCACTTCCAGCAATTTAAAAAAGGATTAGAAGGTAGATTATCTAAAGTTGTAAAAAATGGAAAACCATTTGATGTGTGGAATGGAACCGTAATGACTAATAAAAAAGGACAAATTGCTTTCCCTTATAGTGATATAGGAACTATAGCAGAAAACGAAAATTAAAAATAAATTTGGCTCCCATAGGGAGCCTTATTACATTATACAAAATAAAGGTTATAACAAATGTTTTACATAGTAGAGACACAAGATCAATTATCACAACTTCACGTATCAGAAGAATGCTATATTAATGTCATTCCACTATCATCAAACTATCACCCTATATTAACGGAAGTATCCTTAATTTACTATAAACCAAAACATGGTAAAGGATTAATACTAACTATAAATCATAGTGAAGGATTTTATCTAAGTCTAGAAAAAGTAAAAAACTTTCTTTTAAGGCATAAATTAATCTACGTTCTAGATAAAAAAACAACTGCTCATTTAATAGGGGAAGAATTTTTAGGTGAACACGTTTTAGATATAAATTTGCTTTCACTATCCACCACTACAATCACTCCGTATATACAAGATTGTGATACAAATATACACACCCATTTCGAACGACTTTATAAAGATAAACCTTATTTAAACTCAATTATCCCAATTCCTAAACATTATGAGACTCAAGAAAAAATTTACCAAAAAGTAGTAGATTTATTAAGTTTAAAAAACTATAACAGCTATTATAACCATGAGTATGTTAGAGTGTTCCATGATATCGAGAAACAAGGTATCGCGTTGAATATGCCTGTTTTTAACGAGAATTTCACCTTAACTAATCCAAAGTTTAATATAAAAGATGAAAAAATATATACACAATATAATTTATATAATTTCACATCAAGGCCTACAAATTCATTTAACGGAATTAATTTTGCTGCTTTAAATAAAAATAACGGTCAAAGAGCCTCTATTGTCGCTCAAAACGATGTTTTATTTGAATTTGATTACGATTCATACCATCCACGTATTTTAGCAAAATTGATTGGATATGAGTTTAATGAAGCATCTGTTCACACTCACTTAGGAAAAATGTATTTTAAAACGGAGGAGTTAACAGCAGAGCAATATCAAGCCTCTAAAGAATTAACATTCAAACAACTATATGGAGGAGTGTTTGAGCAATACAAAGACATACTGTTTTTTGCTAAAGTGAAAGAATATACAGATAAGATATATCAAGATTTTAATTCCCTGGGATATATAAAGTTAGTTGGTGGGAGAAAATTATTTACACAAGGTATAGAAAATGTCACACCTCAAAAACTATTAAATTATATAATACAATCAGGAGAAACTTTTTATAATGTTAATTCTATAAAGAAAGTATTAGAATATTTGGAAGATAAAAAAAGTAATATTATATTGTATACTTACGATTCTATATTAATAGATTATAGCAGAGAAGATGGTAAAGAAATGTTGAAAGAGATTAAAAAATTATTGGAAAATGAATTTGGATTCAAAATAAACGCAAGTTTTGGGGCAAATTATAACGAATTGCAGCGAATATAAATAAAATCATGATAAATACACAAGTCACAGACTCTTTACATATTTATTTCCAGTATGACGCAGATGTCATACATCCAGATTTAAAAGATATGAATAAATTATTTTGCACATTTTCTAGTAAAAGTGACCTAGAGGAAACTCTAGCGAGAATACAATCGAAATATAAAATTTTATTTAATAAAATATTTGTTTTGTATATTGAATCAACAGAGGAATATGTTTGTACTTATAATATAGATCATAACAATATGAGTGGTGGATTATTAGAGAATACAATTTTACTACATAGAAAAAAAGAATCTAATACTCTATATACTATTAACGCTTTAAATGATTTGATTAAATCCTTAAATGGAGGTCAATTAGATGCTTCATATATGGTTAATTGGAAAGATTATCAAAATAGTATATTATTAACTCATGCAGGTGGATTAAAAAAATTAGATACTAAAATTTATAAAATAATTACCCTATAAAAAATATTTGGCTTCCTTAGGAAGCCTTATTATATTTACGATCACATAAATTAGTTTTAACATTAAAATCAAAAAAGTTATGAATTTAGACTTGATTCAAAACAAGCTGAATGCCCTATCCGCACCTAAAGGAGGTGGGCAAAAAAACAATGAGAAGGCATTAAGCTTTTGGAAACCAACTGTTGGAAAAGCTTTAGTAAGATTTGTTCCTTCAAAATTTAATCCCGAAAATCCATTTAGAGAATTATATTTCCATTATGGAATCGGAAAAAGAACAATTATTTCACCTTCAAACTTTGGTGAAAAAGATCCAATTATCGAATTTGCTAAAGAACTTCGTAAAACTAAAGAACCTGAAAACTGGAAATTAGCTAAAAAACTTGAACCAAAAATGAGAGTTTTTGCTCCTGTTATTGTAAGAGGTGAAGAAGAAAAAGGAGTACGTTTATGGGAATTTGGTAAAGAAATTTATCAATCCTTATTATCATTGGCTGCTGATGAAGATATTGGTGATTTTACAGATATCATGGAAGGTAGAGACATGAAAATTGAAACAGTAGGACCTGAAACTACAGGGACTGATTATAATAAGTCTCGTATTATGCCAGCTTTAAAAACTTCACCATTATGTAATGATAATGATGAGTTAAACAAATGGTTAGAAACACAACCAGATCCAACTTCATTCTCAAAACGTTATACTTTTGATGAAATTAAACAATTCTTAGCTGAATGGTTAAACCCAGAAGAAGAAGTTAAGGAAGAAGGAGGATTAATGGATGGACCTGCTACTGATTTTGAACCATCAACTCCTAGTGAATCTAAATTTGAATTAGACACTAAACCAGTTGCAAATAAAGCATTTGCTCCTAAAAAAGAAATCCCAACCGCTGATGAGTTTGATGACTTATTTGGTGATAATTAATTAATTTATGGCCGGTAAAAAAACAGAAAGCCTTTCCTCTAAAGTAGGAAAGGCAGTTACTGGGACTTTCTCACTTGATAAGTTCAAAAAAGGTAAAAATCTAGGACAAAGTTCATCCAATTTTAAACCACAAACATGGATCAAATTTACTGATCCTGTTGCTGAAACATTAGAGATGCCTGGAATACCTAAGGGACATATCTCATTAGTTAGAGGTCATAGTAATACAGGTAAAACTACCTTAATGATTGAAGCTGCAATTGAAGCTCAAAAAACTAATATTCTACCAGTTATTATTATAACTGAGATGAAACATAGTTGGGAACATTGGTCTGCAATGGGATTTGATTTAGGTGAAACAGTTGATGAAGAAGGAAACAAAGAATACAATGGTTTCTTTTTATACGCTGATAGAGAATCATTACAATCTATTGAAGATGTAGCCGCATTTATTGCTGATTTATTAGATGAGCAGAAAAAAGGAAATTTACCTTATGATTTATTGTTCTTATGGGATTCAATTGGATCTATTCCATGCCAAATGTCATTAGATAAAAATTCAAATTCACCAATGTGGAATGCTGGAGCAATGTCTCAACAATTTAGTAATTTTATTAACCAAAGAATTGTAATGTCTCGTAAGGAATCTCAACCTTATACTAATACAATGCTTTGTGTAAACAAAGTATGGGTAGAACCAGCTTTAATGCCAATGGCTCAGCCTAAACTACGTAATAAAAATGGTGATAGTATGTTTTTTGATGCCTCATTTATTATTACATTTGGTAATGTAACTAGTCCTGGTACTCAAAAAGTAAAAGCTACTAGAAATGGTAAGGAAATTGAATTTGCATTAAAAACTAAAATTTCTTGTGATAAAAATCACGTAACAGGAGTAACAGCTAAAGGTATTATTGTAAGTACTGCTCATGGGTTTATTAAAAATTCACCTAATGAGATAAACAAATATAAAAAAGAACACTCTAAAGATTGGGCTACTATTTTGGGAAGTGATGATTTTGATATCATTGAAGAAGAAAATACAGACTTTGTTGGAGTTGATACATCAGAAATTTAATTATGGATTATAAAGATCTTTTAAATAACATAAAAGAAGATTCAACTAGTGAGGCCCTACATTTAAATAGTAGGGTCTTATTGGTTGATAGTATGAACACTTTCCTAAGATCATTCGCTGTTATTAATAATATGAATACTCAAGGAACTCATATAGGGGGTATGATTGGGTTTTTAAGATCATTAGCTTATGTAGTTAATCTTGTACAACCTACAAGAGTAATATGTGTTTTTGATGGAGAGGGAAATACTACAAATAGAAAACATTTATACGCTGATTATAAAGGTAATCGTAAATTAAAAAGAATTACAAATTGGTCTTCATTTGATAATTTAGAAGAAGAATCTGCTTCATTATCTCAACAAATGTTAAGATTAGTTGATTATTTAAAAACATTACCTATAAACATAATAACTCGTGATAAATTAGAGGCCGACGATTTAATCGGTTATTTAGCCCCTAAATTTGACTCTTCAGTTATAATGTCAGCAGATCAAGATTTTTTACAATTATGTAGTGATACTGTTCAAGTATATTCTCCTATTAAAAAGAAATTTTATGGTCCTAAAGAGGTATTTGATGAGTATGGATTATGGCCTCAAAACTTTATCAACTATAAAGTATTAATGGGTGATAGTTCTGATAATTTGCCTGGAGTTAAAGGATTAGGTCCTAAAAAATTATATAAATTATTTCCTGAAATTACAGGAGATAAAAAAATTGAGTTAAAGGAAATTATTTCAAAAAGTTTAGAAAAACATGATGAAAATGGGATTTATGGTAATGTATGGCTTTTTAGACAACAATTAATGATTAATGAACAATTAATGTCATTAGAAAAACTAAACATTCCTGAATCAGATGAAATTGTATTAGAGAGATTAATAAGTGAGAATCCTTATACTTTAAATCAAGCAAGATTTTTACAATTACATAAATCAGATTTACTAGAAAGACAGATCTCCCCTAACATAGAGTTTTGGATCCAGAATAATTTTTCTTATCTTACAAATTATAAACATAAAAAATAAAAGTTATATAAATGGTTGCATTTTCTAGTTTAAAGGATTACGGTCCTAATTTTCAAATAAAAGTAATAAGTTCTTTACTAAAAAATAAAGCATTTCTACTTAATGTTAGAGACATCATAGATGATAGCCATTTTGAACATCCTGGTCATAAGTGGGTTTTAACAGAAACTTTAAAATATTTTGATAAGTTTCATACCACACCAACACTTGATACTTTAAAAATTGAAGTTAAAAAAATTGATAATGATATTTTACAAACTGCTGTAAAAGAACAATTAAAATTAATTTATACTACCCAATATGATGACCAAGAGTATGTTGAGGAAGAATTTGCTAATTTTTGTAAAAATCAATTATTAAAAAATGCCTTAATAGACTCAGTAGACTTATTAAAAAGTGGTCATTACGATGATATTAGATTATTAATTGATAATGCTTTAAAAGCAGGCGCTGATAAAAATCTAGGTCATGAGTATAAAAAAGATATTGAGTCTCGTTATAGAGAATCAAGTAGAAAAACTGTACCTACACCTTGGGGTATATTAAATACTTTACTACAAGGTGGTTTAGGTGGAGGGGATTACGGTCTAATTTATGGTGGCCCAGGTGGAGGTAAATCTTGGGATTTAGTTGCCTTAGGTGCATTTGCAGGTTCATTAGGTTATAAAGTAATTCATTACACTTTAGAATTAGGTGAAGATTATGTTGGTAAAAGATATGATGCCTATTATACAGGAATTTCTGTAAGTGATGTTCACAATTACCAAGATAAAATTAAAGAAATGTTAGCTGAATATGATGATAACATTATCATTAAAGAATATCCATCTAAAGGAGCATCATTAACTACAATTAAATCCCACATTCAAAAAACAATGGATTTAGGTTTTACACCTGATTTAATTTTAATTGATTATGTGGATTTATTAAAACCACCTTCAAGACGTAAAGAAAAGAAAGAAGAAATTGATGATTTACATTACGGAACTAAAGGTTTAGCTAAAGAATTAAATTTACCTATCTGGTCTGTTTCACAAGTAAATAGAGCAGGTGCTAAAGATGAGATTGTAGAAGGTGATAAATCCGCAGGTTCATATGAAAAACAAGCTATTGTAGACTTTGGTATGTCTCAATCTAGATTAAAAAAAGATAAAACAGATGGTACAGGAAGATGGCATATTCAAAAGAATCGTTATGGTCCTGATGGTATGACATATAATGTTAATATTGATACTTCTTGCGGTCATATTGAAGTATTAGGAGAGTATGATGACACTGAAGATTATAAAAATCAACAATCTTCACAACCTAATACTTTTGGAGGTATTTCTAATAGTGAAAAAAGTAACCTTAAAAATTTATTTCAAAACTTTAGTTTAGAAAATAATCAATAATATTTATAATCACGTCTTTAAAAAAATAAAATGATAACAGATAAAAGAGATTTTTACAAACCATTCGAATATCAAGAAGCATTCGATTTCTATTTAGATCAACAACGATCACACTGGCTAGCAGATGAAGTACCTCTAGCATCCGATTTAAATGATTGGAAACAAAAACTTACCGAATCCGAAAAAAACTTAATAGGTAATATTTTAAAATCTTTTGCACAAACTGAAGTGCATGTAAATGATTATTGGTCTTCTAAAGTATCACAATGGTTTCCAAAACCAGAAATTGTAGCTATGACTTCTACTTTTGGTTCATTTGAAGCAATTCATGCTCAAGCATATGCTCGTTTAAATGAAGCATTAGATTTAGAAGATTTTAAAGCATTTTTAGAAGATGAAGCTGCTTTAAGTAAAATTGAGAGATTAGTTGAAACTCCAATGGAAACTCTAAGTGAAAAAGCGCAGTCACTTGCAATATTTTCTGCATTCACGGAAGGTGTTAATTTATTCTCTTCATTTGCAATTTTAATGTCTTTCCAACTGAGAAACTTAATGAAAGGTACAGGACAGATAATTGAGTGGAGTGTAAGAGATGAATCATTACATTCAAAAGCAGGATGTTGGTTATTTAGAACTTTATTAGATGAAATGCCTGAACTTAACACTGAAGAATTAAGAAATAAAGTAACAGAAGCTTGTCATTTATCAGTTCAATTAGAATTTGACTTTATTGACAAAGCCTTTGAAATGGGTGAAGTAGAAGGTTTAAATAGAGCTCAACTACAAAATTTTATTAAAGCTCGTGCTAATGAAAAAATGGTTGAATTAGGTTATAATGCCGTTTATAATGACATTGACCCAAATTTACTAAAACAAATGGAATGGTTTGGTCATTTAACATCAGGAAAAACCCACCAAGATTTCTTCGCAGGAAGAGTAACAGATTATGCCAAATCTACTTCAGATTGGTCAGATTTATAAAAATTAACTAACAACATGAGCGTACACGTAGACACAACCCACTGGGTTAAAGGAAAGAATTACCCAAATTGGATGGACCAAATAGGATTAGATATAGTTTCAAATGGATATCTATTACCTGAAGAAGATGTGTTTAAAGCTTTCTTAAGAGTAAGTAAAGCATCAGCTCGTAGATTAAAACGTAAGGATTTACAACCTTTATTTTACGAAGCATTAACAAAAAACTGGTTGTGTTTAGCATCTCCTGTATTATCAAATATGGGTACTGAAAGAGGAATGCCTATTTCATGTTTTGGAATTGATGTAGAAGATTCTATTGAAGGAATTGCAGGTTCTAATTCAGAATTAATGAGATTAACTTCACAAGGTGGTGGAGTAGGAATTGGTTTATCTCGTATTAGAGGTAGAGGTAAACTTATTAAAGATAATGGTACATCTGAAGGAATTGTTCCATGGGCTAAAATGTTTGATTCAACTATCTTAGCTACTAATCAAGGATCAGTTCGTAGAGGAGCAGCATCAGTAAACTTATCAATTAATCACCCAGATATTGAAGAATTCTTAGGAATTAGACGACCAAAAGGTGATGTTAATAGACAATGTTTAAATTTACACCAATGTGTATCAATTGATGATGCATTTATGGATAGACTTGAAGAAAGAGATCCAAAAGCATTGAAATTATGGGGTGAAATTTTAAAAACACGTTTAGAGACAGGTGAACCTTATATTATGTATGAAGATAACGTTAATAACGCTAATCCTCAAGCATATAAAAACAATAACCTTAAAGTAACAATGACAAACATTTGTTCTGAAATTGCACTTTACACAGATGAATTACATTCATTTATTTGTTGTTTATCTTCATTGAATCTTGCGAGATGGGATGAATGGAAAGATTATAAATTTGAAAATGGAATGACTTTACCTGAAGTATCTACATGGTTTTTAGAAGGTACATTACAAGAATTCATTGATAGAGCTAAAAATATCAAATTCTTTGAAAATACTGTGAGATCTGCAACAAAAGGTAGAGCAATTGGTTTAGGAGTATTAGGATGGCATACATTTTTACAATCTAAAAACTTACCATTTACTGGGATACCAGCTGATACTTACACTAGATTAATGTTTGATTTTATCGAGCAAGGAGCATTAAAAGCTTCCAAAGAACAAGCAGAATTATATGGAGAACCAGAATGGTGTAAAGGAACAGGATTAAGACATTCACACCATTTAGCTATTGCTCCTACTGTATCAAATGCTCACATTTCAGGTGGTGTTTCACCATCAGTTGAACCAATTCCTGCTAATGTTTATAA